AATCATTGGGTTCCTTGATTGCTTTGGCGATCATGCGCAGGGCATCGAAGCAGACCGCTATGAACGCTAGCGCCATGATCGCGAGCCAGGCGCAGAAAATGGTGAATAGAATTTCGATCATTAGCTGGGCGCTCCGATGGTCCAATCTATTTTGCGCAGGGCGAGCCGCAGATCGGATTTTGCGATGTTGATAATGGAATGCGGAACTTTCGCGGTGGCCTGGACGCTGGGCCGGTTTTGCCAAGCTTCCAATTTTGCAACGATGGACCGCAGGGAAACAATGTCGCGGTGGTACATGGTGAAGTGATCCTTTTTTTATCCTGGCGTGATTGCCAGGAGTGCTAATTATAGCAGTTATCGTAATGTCAAGTGGTAGATTTGGCAGTTAGGGCGGCACGCTGGCGGGGCAACCGTGGCGGCGGGCCGGCAAATCCGGGACCAGGACGCGAGGCAGGACCGGACCAGGCGGGCGACGTTTAGAACCTGGGCGCGAAAGTCTGGACGGCGACGAACTGCGGCGAGTGGCAGACGTTGGAAAGCGGCTCATGCAAAGCGATTTGCAGGGGCTTGCTCTGCCTGGGCTCATGGCAGCAAAAGGTCAAAAACCGCACGCACGCACGCGGGCGAGGCGGGAAGTTGACGTAAATCAGCGCAACGTGTAGATTTCCGGGAACGCATGGACCTTTTCAAGAAAATCCAAGTATTGACCGCGGCACGCGAGGCGGCAATCATTCGCTGGGGCGTGGACCGCGAAACCGGATTGACAGCTGCCGAAGCGGCCGCAGCCGAAGAGCGCCGAGCGCATGAGGACCAGCGGACGATCCGCGAACGCAAGGCGACCGAGGACCAGGTGCGGCGCGAGAAGAGCGCACGCAAGCAAGCGGCGGCAGAGAAAAAGCAGCGTTGGCTACTCGCCGAGCCCGCACGCATGGGCGCATTGAAGGCGGCAGCAGCCGAGGAACGTCGGCGCGAGCGTGATAAGGCGCTGCGTGCGGTCGGGAAGGTGAGCTATAGATAACGCTCTATCCACGGTCGGGCGGCACGGCGGCGCCCGGCATGGATCGGGCCGGCCAAAGCAGGGCGAGGGAACGCTGCGGGTATGGAAAGCATTCGAGAATCGCGTGCGCTCGGCTGCGAATCAGGTGCTTACGCGGGACAAGATCATCGAATTAGCGAATAGCGATCCCATGCGATTCATTGAGCGCGTGGTGATCCCGCTTATATCCCTGGACAAGCGCCAGGCGATGACGGGCCGGCTCGGGGTGAGCGTCGGCGAGGGCGCAGCGAAAACGCAATTCGTCCTGGACTTTGGCGGCGACGATCAAGCGCCGGCAGAGGCCGAAGGGCGTATCCTGGACACGCTTGAAGCATTCGGGCAGGGAGCGCAGCCGCGTGAATGAGGTTCGCTTCAAGCCTGGGGCGACGGTGGCGCGATTCATCAAGTCGCGGGCCAGGGTGAAGGGCATCCGCGGGCCGATTGGATCGGGGAAGACCAGCGGGGCGCTTTGGGCGATGATGCAGGAGATTCACATGCAGCCGCGCCAGGCGGACGGCAAGCGGCGCTCGCGCTGGCTGGTGGTGAGGAATAGCTACCGGGAACTTGCGGACACTACGCTGCGAAGCTTTTGGGATTGGTTCTCGAAGGAATCACTCGGCGAATGGCGGGCCGGTGAGATGATCCAGTATGTGAGCACGGCAGACGTAGAGGCCGAGATTCTGTTTCGGTCGCTTGACCGTCCCGACAGCGTGCGCAAGCTGCTATCCCTGGAAATATCGGGCGCTTACGTCAACGAGGCGCGGGAGTTGCCGCTATCCATAATCCAGATGATCGAGGGCAGGATCGGGCGCTATCCGGCGATTCGGGACGGCGGCGACGGGCGACGCATGGTGCTGATGGACACGAATCCGCCCGACACGGCGCATTGGTGGCTGGAAATGTTCGAGCGCACGCGTCCCGAGGGCTGGGAGCAATTCGCGCAGCCTGGTGGACTATCGGCGCAAGCGGAAAACATCGGCAATCTGCCGCCGGGCTACTACCAGGACTTGCAAGCCGGCAAATCCGAAGAGTGGAAGCGCGTTTATATCGATGGGCAATACGGATACTTAGCCGAGGGAAAGCCGGTGTTCCCGGAATTCTCGGCAAGCGTGCATTCGGTGGAAGCGATTGAATGGGACGGCTCTCCGGTGCTGGTCGGCCTGGACTTCGGGCTAACGCCAGCGGCGGCGATCTGCCAGCGGCGGGCGGACGGCGGGCTCGAGCAGATTGCGGAACTATGCACCAGCGACACGGGCGCGGTGCGATTTGCGGGGCAGCTGGCAGGGCTGCTAGGGCGTAGATTCTCGGGCAAGTGTGCCGGGATTTGGGGCGATCCTGCAGGCGACCAGCGATCCGGGACCGATGAAAGCACGGTGTTTCAGGTGCTGCGGGCGAACGGGATCAATGCTCTACCAGCGCCAACGCAGGACCCTATGATCCGGCGCGAGGCGGTGGCGGGGCTCATGCTGCGGCTCACTATGTCGGGACTGCCGGCGTATCGGGTGAGCATCCGCGACTGTCCGGTGACGGTGAAGGGGCTCGCGGGCTGGTATCGGTATGACAAGGTGGCGGCAAGCGGGCTAGATGCGCGGTTTCACGACAAGCCGGAAAAAAACTCGTACAGTCACGTTTGCGAAGCGCTGGAATATCTCTGTGTCGGCATCGGTGAGGGGCATAATGTGGTGCAGATGAAAAACAAATCGCGGCGGGACTTCCAGCCGCGTCAACGCGTGGCGGTGATATGACGGCAGCCGGATCAATGTCCAGGAACTACTCGAAGGACCGCGTGCAGGCGATTTGCGTCCAGGAACTGATGCGAGCCCGCGGCTACCAGGACGACGAGATAGAGGCGAACAGGACGGAAGCGATTGCCTATTATCTGGGCGTGCCGCGGGGCGATGAAGTCGATGGGCTCTCGAAGGTTCAAAGCCTGGACGTGGCCGACATGGTGGAGGCGGTGCTTTCCTTCATGGTCCCGTCGCTTACGTCGCAAAGCCTGGTGCAATTCTGCTCAGTAGGCGCGGACGATGAAGAGCAGGCGGCAACAGAATCCCGCGTGGTCCAGGCGCTGCTGCGGGCCGGTAAGAGCAACGCCTATGTTGCGATCCAAGAAGCGGTCAAGGATGCGCTGCTGCTGCGCAATGGCATCCTTAAAGTGTGGGTCGAAACGGAATCGGAAATTCGGCGCGATAGCTACGTGATCCCGGGAACCAAAGAGGGACCATCGGCGGATGCTCTTATGCCTTTGATGAATCCGCCGAAGAGGGCAGCGGACACGGAAATCACGATCAGCAGCATTAAGCGGCAGACCAAATCGCAGGGCAGCGGCTGGGCGGTGACTATCAAGACGGTGACATTCGAGCGTGAACTGCGCATGGCGTCCGTGGACCCGTGCAATTTTTACTTCACGCCGGACGCGCCAAACATGGACCCGGAAACGCAGCGCTTCATTGCCGAGCGCGAATTGCCGAGCCGTTCGGAATTGGTTGAAGAGGGATTCGCCGAGGACCTGGTTGCGACACTTCCGCAATTCGGCAGCGATACCAGGGCGGACGTGAACATGCGCCAGCGGGCCACGGGCGGCGCTGGGCAGACGGTGGCCGCGGACTACTGGCAGCAGAAGATCGAAATTTTCCGGTGTTATGCGATGCTTGGCACGGGAGAAAACGGCAGGGCCGAGCGCTGGCTTTGCACGATGAACCGGGACAAGCTTCTTAAAAAGGAAAAGGTGCGGTGCCTGCCGTATGCGGTCGGCGCGGTGCTGTACGCGGGGCATTCGTTCCAAGGCATTTCTCTCTTCGACAAGCTTAAGCAGACGCAGGACACGAAAACGGGCCTTTTGCGCGCCTGGCTGAACAATACGCAAATGGTGAACGTGCCGCGTGCGGCGCTTCGCGACGGCATGGTAAACGAGGACGATTTTTATGACGTGCGCGTGGGCGGCGGGATCAAGGTCCAGGGTGCCGGTGCGATCGAGTGGATAACGGTCCCGGATATCGGCGCGTCCTGCATGGCGGGGCTCGAATACCAGGACAAGATGCGAAGCGAGCGCGGCGGCGCGTCGCTGGACATGATGGGGCCAGGGCTGCAGCTGAATTCGCCGACCGCCACGGGAACCGAGCGCGAACTCGGGGTTAAAGAGCAGCTAGCGTCGCTGATGGCGGCGAACATCGCGCAGACGCTACTGCGCGGCGCGTACATGGTTGCGCATAAGAAGGTGCGCTACGAAATGGGGCCGAAAATCGCCGTGCAGGACGCGGGCGAGTGGCTGGAAACGGAACCGGGAGATTGGCCGGCGCGTAAGGACGTGAATATCGTGATCGGGCTATCGCCTGGCGAGCGCTCGCGGCGGCTCGCGGCGCTCGGCGCGGTGATATCCAAGCAGCAGGAGGCGCTGGTCGCCGGCCTGGGCAACGAATTGACTACGAAGGGGCAGCTACATCGGGCGATTGTCGAATGGACGCGGGCAAGCGGCCTGGACGCGCCGGAAAAATTCTGGACCGATCCCGATACCGAGGAATCGCGCAAGGCGGCAGCGCAGAAGGAACAACGCCAGCGGCTGCTGGGCCAGGCGCAGGCCGAAGTGCTGAACCATACGAAAGTGCTTGAGGGCCAGGTCGATATCTACAAAGTGCAGCTGCAGGAGGCCGGCAAATACTGGCAGGAAGTGATCCGGTCCGAAGTCGAAGAGATGAAGGTGCTGGGGCATTCCACGGTGTCACTCGAAGCGGCGAAGATCGGCGCGGCGCAGCGCTCGCAGGCGCTTTCAGCTGGGGCGCAGCAGACTGGACAAGCGGCAGCAGCTACCGCAGGCCAGGCCATGCCAGAAGCGGGAGCGCTACCGGCTGGGGCGATAAATTGAGCCGTTCGCGTGATCCCGAGGCGGCGATTTGGCAGGCGGCGCGGGACCTGGTGCAGAATGCGGCCTGGAAGCGGCTGCAGGACCTGGCGGCGGTGAATATCGCCGAGCGCTGGCAGAGGGCGCAGACCATGACCGAGCGCGAGGACTTGCATGCGGAACTGCGGGCATTGAAGGGGCTAACCGAGTGCCTGATTAAACTCGGGAACAAAATTACCAGGATGCAACCATGAACAAACGGGCAGAGATGACCGCAGCGGCCACGGCAGCGATTGCGGGCGATGACGTGGACGCACCAGCTAAAGCAGCGCCAGCGCCAGCTGCGGCTGCGCCACGGGGCAGGAAAAAGCCGGCCAGGGAAGCGGAAACGGCGGACGTTATGAAGTTGCTTTCCAGGTCCGAGCGCGGCGGCGATAAAGAGCCCGCCGAGCCCGCCGAGCCCGCCGAGCCCGCCGAGCCCGCCGAAGTTGCCGAGCCCGCCGAGCCGGAAGCGGATGAAACGATGCCGCCGAAGGCAAAGGGCGCAAAGCCGAAAACCTGGAAAGAGGCGGCCGAAGCGCTCGGGATCGAGCCCGCGGAACTCTACGATTTGCAACTGGACCTGGCTGCGAACAAGGGAACGATGACGTTGGGGCAGATCAAGGACCTATTGCAGGAGCGCGGCGGCGACCTGGCGAGCGCTTCGGACCTGTACGGGCAGGCGAGCGCGAAGGCGATTGAGGCCGACCGCGTGCGCGAGGATACGGCGCTCGAATCCTTCAACGTCAAGCGCACGCTGCAGGCGGTGGTGGGGTTCATGGGGCAGCTGC